TAATGCAAGGGTCGTGCCAAAAAGAGGGTACCCCTGTTTTCGTTTTTTGTACGCCTCGACCCCGAAAACTGGGAATTTGCACGTATATCTTATATCTCATCCTCAGAACGAAACTAAAATCCCAAAAAAAATAAAAGTACAGAACCAACAGATTTCGCTGGACTTTCTAGCCAAAATATGATAAAATTGAAAAATAAATAAAAACATTATTACAAGCTACACCGCCCTTAGGGGGCTACAAAGAATCATAACCAAAATTAAAAAATAATAGTCAATATGATCTAAAGGGGGTAATTGTGTCTGACTTGAAAATTTATGAAACAGGAGCAACAAGGAGTGCGGATGTATCGGGGGTACGGTATGACCTTGTACCACCAGAAGGAGTAGAGGCAGTAGCAAAAGCCATGTATGTTGGCGCAGTAACACATGGCGATAACAACTGGAAAAAGGGTTTAAAGAACTCTGTTCTGGTAAATCATGCCATTAGGCATATCGTTGAATATTTGAAGGAGGGAAACACCACCGAGGATCATATAGGTCATGCTTTGGCTAACCTTATGATGTTAAAGTGGAACGAAGTAAACCTTCCAGAATTTAACGACCTCAATAACATAGTTGAAGAATTTGCTAAAGAGATGCCCCCTATGAAACGCAAGGTGGGTAGACCACGTAAAGACGAAACTATGCCAACTAAGGAAGGAAATGAAACAATATGAGTGATTTAATTAAAATTGGTGGATTGTGGAAGAATAAGGATAAGAATGGCAATGATTATTTTAGTGGTTCTTTTACTTATGGTACGAAGTTACTGGTAATGTCCAATACGTATAAGGAAAAGGATAATGACCCTGACTACATGGTTTATATCGCTAATAAAGAGAAAAAAGAACAAGAAGAATAATTGTCCTTATAAATTGGAACCTAAATTATGTGGAAACTCATCGGTGAAGCTATCGGATTCGTCCGAGAAACAATCAGTAGACGCTTTAAAACAAGGTACGAGCGTACTTGGAAAGAAAACGATGACGAAATCAAAGATGCTTTGGCTAAAGGGAGCGTTTATCGTCTTAATGCTTTGTTTAAACGCTTGCGCCAGCAAGGTCGTTCTTCTGAAAGAAAGTGATATGGAGCTATTGGAGAATGGTAACTACTCTGTCTCTCCTGCATGGATGGAAGAACGCTTGCAATTCGAGAACAATATGGTAAAAAGGTTGCAAGAGTGTCACTCTACTAACTAATTGGAGCATTGTAATGGTAAAAACTATAGTTGGTTTTATAGACAGTATGGTTCCCGGTCATAAAACCTATATTCTTCTAGGTATCGGTATGCTAATGATGGTGTGCCAAGGTCTAGGGTATCATCATTTTTCCAGCGAAGCATGGGGGATGATTGGTATAGGTAGCGCAGCTACTTGGAAAATGGGGCAAGACCGTAACAAGAAGTGAAGTATATTACAGGGCTTCTTCTGGTACTGTGTTTGCTTAAACCCCCCTCCTGCTTTGGGCAAACCCTCACTACTGCGGTACCAGAGGAGCCTAGTTTTAACAAGTTAAAAGAATGGGTGTTACATTTTGCGTTAGGGATTGTTGCGATCTTTCGTACCGACAAGGGGTTAGTGTACTTTGCATACCCTATTCTCTCTGAAAGAACCGCCAGCGAGTGTGTTCCTTACCGTAAGGTAGGAGATGAGATTCATTTAATAGAAAATGGTCGGCTTTATGTAGTTAAAAGTCTGCCTAATTTATACAGATACGAAAAACAAGATTGGAAAATGTGGGATGTCAGACAATAAACCTACTTTATTTATGAAGGGTGGGACAGGTGGCCCCGGTAGACCCAAAAATTCTATAAATAAGAACCGCCTAGTGTCAGAAGTGCTTAATAAGTTAAACTTTGACCCCCTTACCGAAGCAGTTACCATGTTTCGAGATGATGAAACGCCTGTGAAGGTTAGGGCTGACTTGTTAATGAAGATTGTGCGTCTGGTATACCCAGAAGTTAAGCAAGTACAGGTTGAAAGTCACACAATGGCTACTAAAATAAACCCTATTGCAGAAGCCATGTTGCAGATACAGGAAAAATCCGAGGGATTTGCTTACCAAAATAGGAATGTGAGTGGAAGCGAAGATACCAAAAAACCTAGTACAGCTAATTAAAAGCCGTACATGGCGATTAAATAATTTATACCATATTAGACCTAAGGAGGGCAGTAGTTTAATACCCTTCCGTTTAAATTGGGCGCAAAAAGAAATATACTCTAATATTTGGAGTCGCATGATTGTCTTAAAGGCGAGGCAATTAGGGGTGACTACTTTTTTTTCTGTATTATTTCTGGACGATTGTTTATTTAATCCAAATAGAGAAGCAGGAATTATTGCAGATACTAGAGAAAATGCAGAAGAAATATTTAGAACTAAGGTAAAAGATGTTTGGGATAATGTAGCAAAAGATATTCCTGCCCTTAGGTCATTAATTCAAGAAACAGTTAAACTCGAAAGTGAACAAGGTAAACGATTAATCTTTAGCAACGGTTCTGCGTTTAGGGTGTCTACGTCTATGCGCTCTGGTACCCTCAGTCAGCTACTAATTACAGAGTATGGGAAAATTTGTGCAAAAGAGCCTGAGAAAGCTAGGGAAGTGCGTACTGGCAGTATTGAAACATTGCCTAGAGATGCTTTGTTAGCTATGGAATCTACGGCTATGGGCAACGAAGGAGACTTTTTTAATAAATGTCGGGATGCGGAATTAGATAATTTATCTAAAAAAGAATTAACAACAATGGATTACAGGTTTTTCTTTTTCCCTTGGTATAGGGAAGCAGGATATAAATTAGAAACAAGCACTCCTGTACCCCCTGATGTAGAAACTTACTTTGAAAATCAAGAAAAAGATTTAAGTATTAAATTTAGCACCGCACAAAAGGCTTGGTATTCTAAAAAATTATCGGAATTAGGGGATGATGTAAAACGTGAGTACCCAACAACCGCTAAAGAAGCCTTTGAACAAAGTATAGAGGGTGCTTATTTATCACGACATTTACAATCAGCTTATATAGATGGCAGAATTGATGGAGTACCCTATATTAGAAGATTACCAGTACATACTGGGTGGGATTTAGGAATTAATGACACAACTTGTATCTGGTTTTTTCAAATTCACCAAGATTGTATTAGATTTATAGACTATTATGAAAATGCGGATGAGGGTTTGACCCACTACATTAATCTTTTAAAACAAAGAGATTATAGATATGGCAAACACCTTGCTCCGCATGATATTGAGGTCAGAGATTTTACGATTGGTAAGACTCGAAAAGAGTTTGCTAGAGAACAAGGCTTGATATTTGAGACTGTCCCAAGACCACATGATGTAATGGATAAAATTGAGAGTGTGCGTACTGTTTTTCCACAATTTTATTTTGATGAATCTAAATGCGCTAGGGGCTTGACTTGTTTGAAGAATTACCGTAAAGAATGGGATGATAAGAATGGTTGCTACAAGAACCGCCCATTGCATAATTGGGCTTCTCATGGATTTGATGCACTCTCTACCGCAGCTTTAGGCTTTGAAGCAGGGTATTTAAATGTTAAGGTAATGCAAGAAAGTGCAGATTCAGAATATGACGTATTTAATGATTAGGAGTTAAGTTATGGGTATGGGAAGCAAAGGGCAAATGCCTGCGATGCCTGCACCAGTTGTTCAAGCACCACCAACAGAAGATAGCTACTTACCTGAGAAATCGGCTTTACCTGATATACCGCAGGTGTCTCAAGCAAAATTAGATGCAGAAAAACGTAGGAAAATGCAACGCCTAGCATCAACAGATACTAGGGAGTCTAATATTACTAATATAGGTGGTGCGTTAGGTGATGGTATGGTAGAGGACGAAGAAATTAAAAAACTAGGGCTGTATGTTACACCTAAAACGATTGGTAAAAGCTCTACAAAAGGGCTATTAAGCTCATAAAGGGGTTAGTATGAAAAGCGAGAACTATGAACTAGAGTGTGTACTAGATAAAATTATGCGTTTTGCAGATTGCAAAGGCGGTGGTGGCCCTAGAGTAGATTACGCTGCTATACAACGCCAGCAACAGCAGGAACAAGAGCGTTTACGTGTTATAGCACAAGCTAAGTCTGATGAGGAGTATCGTGTTAAAGGTATTTCTGACTATATAGATTTTATGTCGGATAATCCTGAGACTATGACATACCAAGCTGCAACAGGACGATATTTTCAAGGTATTAGCCCCGGTGCAACTCCGGGTTCTGCATTAGAAAATTACCAGACAGATAAATCAATTAATGTAGACGCAATTAAAAAAGACCCTAGTAGTTATTTCGATAGAAAAACTGGGCAACCTAGCGTACAGCCGGGGCGTATTAGATTTGGTAAAATACCAGATAGGGCATCTCGAACTGGCTTACTTGGTACTGGTGAAAGCGATAAGAAAAATTTACTAGGAGCATAGAGTATGCCTGTTTCAACGGATTTATTAAAACGGTATGAGGTTTTAAAAAATGATCGAATTTTATGGGAACCTTTTTTTCGTGATGTACGTGACTATATTAGGCCACGCAAACAACAGGTAGACAGCTCACAACATATTAGTGCAGAACGTCATACTAATAAGATGTTTGATTCTTCTGCACCAGAAGCAAGCCGTATTATGGCTATGTCGATGCAAAACGCCTTAGTACCTCAGTCAGTAGTATGGTTTGGTCTTTCTATTCCTTCTGGACACACACTTTCCGCATTAAATGATGTCCCTTCCGTTAAGAGATGGTTCCATGATGTAACCCAAAAAATGTTTTTCAGTATGCACGAAAGTAATTTCTACACTACGATTGGCGAAGCCTTTTTAGATTTTACTTCATTTGGAACAATTAATATTCTCTTGGAAGAAAGTCAAAGTTACCATAATAATGGATTTGGTGGTTTAGTGTTTACGTCTATACCTACTGGACAATTTGTTTTTTCTGAGGATAAATGGGGTAAACCTGATACCGTATTTTGGGAGTATGTATTTACAGCAAGGCAAGCTAAACAATTATTTGGTAATAAAAAATTACCTGATTCTGTCAAAAAGGCTTGTAAAGAAGCCCCTGATACTAAATTTACATTTGTACGTGTCGTAATGCCAAGTGAAGATTATGATATGAACTCTGTAGATGCTTTAAAAAAGCAATATGCTACAGTTGATATACATTACGATACTAAAAAAATTGTACGAAGAAGTGGTTTTGATGAACTACCCTATGTGATCGGTAGATTTGAAAAGGCATCTGGGGAATTATGGGGCAGAAGTCCTGCCGACATAGCCATGCCTGATATAAAGACACTCAATAAAATTCGTGAACTCGAATTAAAAGGGTTGGCTACTGCCGTTCATCCACCTTTGATTGCACCCGATCAAGGTATTATTGGTACGTTCCGTATGACTCCTTCTGCAATAAACTACTCTAGGGAACCAGAACGATTTAAGTTCTTGCGTTTTGAGGGTAGATTTGATTTATCATC